GCATCGACTTCTGCATTGTATACCTCTTGTTGACCAAGATTTTGTAACTCTTTTTGATAGAAGTCTGTTTTATAGCGACGTAACCAATGACGATTTAGTGACTCGGCGTACATAGTCTTAGGAAGGACTGAAAGAAGAGAGACAATATAGCCATGCTCCTCAAAGAAACGACGGTAACGACGGGATCTCATAGCTCCAATACCATGACCACGAAGTTCACCCACACCAACATCCTCAGACGTACCTGTATCTGTATTAGGTGCAGTTTGAAGAACTTCAGAGAATTGAATAGTTTGTTTCGCACCACCTAAATACTCAGGACGCTGTAAGCGAGCGTCTGAAGGAGTAATGCCCAAATAACGAAGATACTCTGTATAACGAGAACCGAATCGCATTCTATTTTCGGCGAACCGTTGAAGAGCCGACGCTTCACGAAGGTCATTTAAATCGATATTAAGAGTAGAAGTGTCTCCACTAGCGTCAACACGAACGTTAGGAAAACCGGGAGCTGAAGGATTTTCCTCAATAAAGTGCTCATAATCGGGTGCATCGGGCGAGATCTGAGCAGCATCTGCATAAGTAGGATTTTCTAAATCAGAATCGTAAACGGCTTGATTAGTGATAGGAAATGTTTGACTTAGTTTACCAATACCAAGAACCGGAGCTCTACCTCCAATAGGAACAGTAACTCCATCACCAAGTTGAGGCTCAGGAGAACAGGTTGTAAAATAATCTTTTTCCCAAGCTCTATATTGCAAAGTTTTATTTGAAGTAGTGTCTTGTCCACCAGTTTTTGCATTAACGAGCTCTGTAACTAATAATTCATCACGATAATTTTCATTAAATATTAAATTGTAGGCACGCACAGGAAGCGCATTGAACTTGCCGGTGTAGCCAGGAGGGACACCAAGATAGTCGAAGAGTGAACCTTCAGTAATTGTCTCTCCTGTGAAATATGGTAGCTCGTCGCCAAACGAATTGCTTGGACCACCTGTAATAAATTTTTCCCAATCAGTCCAGAGAAGACGTGATGGTACAAACCAATGATGTATTGTTGCGTGTACGGGATGCATGACTGGTCTATCAAGGGGAGAAGTACGAATGAGCATTGATGATGCTTGTTGAATTGTGTCACCGGGTAAAACCTCCACAAGGCCACAGGGAACAAGTTGACCTTGATTACAAGTTAAAAGTTTATAGTTTGATAACGAGTGCTTCGAACGCTTCATAATTTTTTACCTTTCCTAAATTGATCTTCATTAATGTTTTCAAGTTGATCGTAATACAATTTTTTAATATCCGAACCTTTTAACGATAACCTCTCCTGCGGAGTAAGCGAACTAAGGCCAATAAAGTCTGACAGCCTTTGCAGGGATGCCGCTTTCCAGTCTGTTTTTGCTTTCGTGTCACCATGACCGAACTCCAAGCGAAGTTTCCCTGTAAGAAATCTTCCAATGTTACTTTTTTTATTTTTGATACTCACAGAGTTAGGTACATCACCTTGTTTGTCAATACCTAAACAAATATTATCTGATGCTATGCAAGACTGAGCTATTTGTTCAAGGACTCCCACACCAATGCCTGGCCTACGTGACGTAAGACAGAACTCTGGGGTCCTTTCCTTAAGATAACTTTTCTGTTTTTGAGTTTTATTTCTGTGCATTCCTTTTTGAACGTACTTTGTAACATAATCGATGCCCCCATCGGAAATGTCACCAACTTGCACAAAACCATAGTCCCATGATGCTTGCACAACTGCTTCATCGTCCACTCTTCCACCAAAAACAATGGCATGGTAATGAGGGCGTCCAGAAATCTCTCCGTACTCTCCACAGAGGTAATAGCGCAGTTTTCGTGGGGACACGGATTGTCTATAAGACTTCCAAAAGAGTTGCGTATGACGCTTTTCAAGTGATTCTCCTGAATATTTTTTTGGGTCATAAGTAAGTGTGATAAAGATTGATGTTTCATGTAAAAGCTGCTCCAGCTTAATTCTAGTCATCCAAATTTTTTTTCGAATACCAAGACAATAGGGACACTGGCCACATTTGTAGATTATGTGGCCCATCCAATACGGGTTACTACATCCTAATGCCACGTCGGATACCTGTAGTCGAACGACGACCAGCTCGACCGCGACGACGACGACCGTAAGACCTACGACGACGAGAACGTTTTCTTCTAAATGCCATTATCTCCTCCAAAGTGGATTTTTAAAATAGCGAGTGGGCTTTTCCCAAACGCCAAAGTTGCTTTCATAATTTTTAGGTACACTAATGAATTCCTGACGAGGTACTGACCAAACCCATTTATTTCCTTCACCAGGAGGAAATTGTTTTGGATCAGGAGCCCAACGCTCAGGAGAAATGTTGGGCATAAAGTTGTTCCTGAAAGACCACATTAGCTCCGGAATCATTTGATCTTCAATCCGCTCTTTAACGTCTTTCGACGGTACAATGGTAAGCCCAGTGGGCGTGCGTACATAACCCCAATCTGAAATAGAGCCAACTTCCTGAGAAGCATTACCCGGGGCTGAATGTGTACGAGTGAGTGGTGTTTCAACGACATAAGCGTTACCCTGTCCTTTGCCTGTAAGGACTGGCATTTGAGAGTTTGATGGAAGACCCGGCGAAGGCGATTGGATCTGACGAAGCTGAGATGCGCGAATTTGATTATCTATCGCTTTACCTTCAAGATCGAGCTGCATTGATTGAATTTTCATCGCCTCAATTTCACGCTCTTCCGAAGTAACCATAGAACTGGCAGCACGAGAAATGTTTTGTCCCATTCTAGAAATATGGTCCGAAACGAATGGCTGCTCCTGATGACCCGAAGATACGGGAGAGAAGCTAGCACCTGAAGCGCCAAGTGCTGCAAGGGGTGAGATGCCGGCTGCCTGGGCGTCTTCCATTTTCCAGCGAATACCATGTTTAGCAAATTCTTCTTGCTTTTTCAAATTCATAGCCAGTTCAGAATCAGCGCGCTCACGGTTTGCTTGATTTGCATCGGATACTGCTCTGCGATTTTCTTGACCTTGAAAGTAATCGGAAATAGGCCCTGCTAACTGAGACGCGCCTGCTAATACTGTTTCCCAAAATGCCATTATGTACACCTCACCTTCGAATAGTAATTGAACCTAGGAGACCGCTGACCAGAGCCACCTTTACCGAAGAATTTTTTGGCAAAGAGGACTTCTTTACGAATTTTTCTACGAACGCATATAAGAGTATTAGGGTCCGTAAACTTCAAACGATTTTTCTTAAATCTTCCAAGAACCGGATTAACGTCCGCAATCTGAGAGACAGTCCGAAATGCTGATCGAGGAAGTGTGTAAATATGAGGAGCTGCTTTTTTAGCTCCAAAGTTTTTCTTCCTCAAATAACGAAGACCCAATGCAATTGCTATAGAGCGATATGGGTGATCGTAACGGCGAGTCCAATGAAGAGTACGAGGAGGTTGAAGCTCACCGTCGGGATGGAATCGACGGCGATCTTCGATATCTGACATACGAGAATAGGGTACAGGTTTATAAGAAGGCCCGAGGGGCAACTGTTTGTTAGTGTTAGAATTGTTAACACGCCGCTCGGACTTACGTTTTTTAGACACCTGAACCCCCTTTATGTCAGTCTGCCCTGTATTATCAAGTATATATACAGGGCTGTTTTACTCTTCATCGTCCGTAATTGGCTCAGGCTTAACTTTTTTTGAAGCCTTACTCGGAGTATCCTTCTCCTTCGAGAACGAAGGAGAAGCCGTTTTAGAGCGTTTAGCGGTATATTTAGAAGGATGACGTTCCTGATCGATAGAAAGCTCGTGATCAGACTCAAATAAATCTGCGTCATCATCTCCACAATCGAAATCATCCGACTCATCGAAAGACTCATAACCAGCGCTCTCCGCTGACCTATTAACAGTGTGCCTTATGTAACGCTGTAAGCGCTCTTCCAAAGAAGGAGGAGCACGAAGCGGCAAATCTGCTGCTAGAGGAACAGGATCAAGAATCTCTTCACCATTATCATTTAACGAACCACGAACGCTCCGAATGGTCTGTTTTACTTTTTCAATTAAACCTTTAGTCATAAATTCTCCTAGAATAAAGTCGGCTTAGCCATTTTAGGTACTAAACGACGCGCCTGAATAGAATGGTTACACATAATGTAAAGCTGCTGAGCATTTTGATCGGAATAAATACGATTAGTAGGATTAGAAGTTACGAAAGTTGAATTCAAAGCGGGATCTGATGAGAACTTTCTAGCCATATGCCAGTTATCATAAGCTGTAGTACGAAATGCTCCAGCAATAGAAGACTCCACACGACGATATTCATCGTAACGATCTTGCCAACCAAATCGACCAGTAGGGTTTGAATGTGTTGCATCGACTTCTGCATTGTATACCTCTTGTTGACCAAGATTTTGTAACTCTTTTTGATAGAAGTCTGTTTTATAGCGACGTAACCAAAGACGATTTAGTGACTCGGCGTACATAGTCTTAG